CGGAGGTGCGGAGGTTGCGGACCCAGCCGAACGCGGGGACGCCGTCGCCGAGCTTGGCCTTGAGCTTGCCGTCGTGGCCGATCTTGATGCCGCCGGCGTCGACCTCGGGGTCGGCCTCGGCGGCGACGGCGGCCGCAAGCTGGCCGGGCGTGATGGTGAGCCCGTCGGGGTGCGAGCGCGAGTACCAACGGCCGGCCCGGACGAGCTCGACGCCGGGGATGGTCTTGGTGAGCGCCATGCCGCGCATCGTAGAGCTCGGCCGGCGCCGGCCTGGGGGATGGGCTAGAGGTCGGCGGCGAGGGCCCGCTCGTAGAGCTCGACGAGGATGCCCTCGCCGGCGTCGTAGAGCTCGGGCTCGGCGTCGGCGAGCGCGGCCATGAGGGCGGCCTCGATGGTGGGCTCGGCCCAACAGTCGCCGGCGTGGTGGGCGGGCCGCAGGCACCACAGGTCCGCCATGGCGAGGGCGTTGCGGTCGAGCCCGACGCCGGTGGCGGGCGGGTCGTCGAAGGGCCGGACCGAGCACCGTGGGCCCCACGGTGTCGGCCCGGTGAGCTCCTCGACGGGGTACTCGGCGACGGTGAGGTGGTCGAGGAGCCGGTAGGGGATGACGAGGACCGGGGTGGGGAGCGGCCTGCCGTGCCGGCCCTCGGCCTCGGTGGCGAGCGCGAGCATGGCGCCGATGCCGCCGAGGGTGACGGCGTCGTCGACGAGCTCGTCGCCGACGCGCCGGCGGAGCCCGTCGACGGCGCGCACGAGGGCCCGGTCGTAGCGGGCGACGTGGCCGGCGATGCCGTTGGCGAGCGCGACCTCGTGCGGGGAGAGCCCGGGGAGCTCGTCGTAGTTCACTGGCCGGCGAGCGCGCAGAGCTCGCACGGGAGGAGCTCGCGGGGGTGGGTCGAGCACCGGGGGCGGACGTCGAGCGGGAGCGCGTCAGGGCGGGCCCGGTCGGTCGACTGTTCGGCCCAGGCGGCGAGCTCTCGGACGCATCGCTCGCATCGCTCGTCGACGACCCGGCCGGCGTCGAGGACGGTGCGCTTGCGGAAGGTGCGGCGGCCGCACCCGGGGCATCGGTGGCTCGTGCGGGTCCCCTTGCGGCGCTCGTTGCGGGCGCGCTCGGCGGCCCGCTTGGCGTCGGCGCGGGCGGCGATGAGGGCGTCGAGCTTGCGGTCGGCGAGCTCGGCCGGGGTGAGCTCGGGCTCGGGCTCGGCGAACAGGGCGAGGGCGTCGTCGTCGCTCATCGGTCGGTCCTCCGGCGGGGCCGCTGGCCGAGCCGCTCGCGGTCGAGCTCGCGGATGCGGGCGGCGTCGAGCCCTCCGCGGTGGTCGACGTTGCGGAACATGGTGGACGACGAGACCTCGCGGAGCTCGCCGAGCTTGGGGTCGTCGAGCCCGATGGCCTCGATGACGAGCCGCCCGGCGACTCGGAACCCGCGGCCGTCGTAGCCGTTGGTGCGGCGGACGAGCCAACGGCGGCCGTCGAGCTCGACGATGGCGCCGACGGCGAGGTTGTGGCCGGCGCTCATCGGGTGCCGCCGAGGTGGTCGGCGCGGGCCTCGTCGCCGGCGAGGAGCTTGGCCTCGGCCTCGGCCTTGACGGTGGCGCGGTAGCGGTCGGTGACCATGGCGCCGCCTTGGCCCCATCGCTCGACGATGGCCGGGTTGAGCTCGACGAGCATGCGGCGCATGGCCTCGTTGTCGCGCCGGAGCTTGAGGAGCTCGTTGCGCTCGATGCGGAGCTCGGCGATGGGGACGGTGGCGGTGAGGACGCCGTCGCTCTCGGCGGCCGCCTTGACCGTCGGGTAGAGGTGAGCCCAGGGCTCGCCGGCGAGGCGGTCGGCGTCGGCCTCGGCGTCGCGCTTGAGCCGGGCGCCGGCGATGCTCATGCCGGCGGCCGGGCCGGTGTCGATGACGACGAGGTAGCGGCCGTCGCGCTTGGCGATGGCGAGGTCGGTGCGAGCCATGGGGGTCCTCCTGGGGTTGGGGGGCCCGCGTCATCGGGCCCGTCGGCATGCTAGCCGCTGGGGCTAACCGATGCGGCCTTGTGCGGTCTCGACGAGCTCGCCGGCGGCGTCGTAGCCCCAGCCAACCCAGCGCGTCGCCTCGGACCGGGGGACCTGTTCGCCGTCGTCGTTGGTGTAGGACCGGACGAGCCTGACCGAGCCCAGCGCGGTCGGGGTGTCGAGCTCGGTGGTCTCGGTGAGCGGGTCGTCGTCTGCCATGACGCGGACGCTACCGGCCGGCGCCGACGCTCATGCCGGGCCGCCGGGCCCGTAGAGGGCGTCGAGGATGCGGACCCGAGAGGGGAACAGGTCGCCGAACCGGAGCCGGTCGCCGTGGTAGCGCGACGCGCCGAGCTCGCCGTCGCGCTGGTCTCGTAGGTAGAGCCGGACCGACTCGGCCCAATCCTCGACGCCGGCGTCGTGCGACGCGCCGTAGTCGGTGACGGCCCATCGGCGCTTGCGGTTGCCGTTGGTGTCGGTCCATGAGCCCGAGCCCTCGGTGCGGATGGCGAACGAGCCGTCGGGGCGGCCGGTCTCGGTGAACCCGGCGAGCCTCATGGCGTCGCGCTTGTCGGCGCGGCGGAGCGCCTTGATGGCCTTGAGGACCTTGTCGAGCTCCTCGGCCTTGTCGTCCTCGGTGAGCCGGCGGGGGAACCGGGCCAGGATGCGCGACCCGGTGGCGCGCTTGACGAGCTCCTCCTCGATGGGCGCGACGGTGGCGAGCCGCTTGCCGTCGGCGATGGTGGCGTCGTTCCAGCCGGCGCCGGGCGTGGTGCGGTTGCCGATGCCGAGGTCGATGAGGGCCCGCTCGTTGTCGTTGAGCTCGTCGTCGGGGATGAGGCGGCCGCGCAGGGCGTCGCGCTCGGCGATGAGCTTGTTGGCCGCCTCCTCGATGTAGGGCTCGATGCGGTCGACGTGCTCGGCCCGGGGGATGCCGTCGCCGAGCATGCGCTCGATGATCTTGTCGAGCTCGGGCGGGCTCGTCACGGTGCGGCGCGCGTCGATGAGCTCAAGCGGTGGCGGGGCGTCGGGGCGGTACTCGCGGAACCCGATGAGCCGGCCGAACTTGTCGACCTCGGGGACGACGTCGCGGCCGGCGATGTCGGCGATGAGCCGCCGGGCGTCGGCCTCGGTGAGCGACCGGTAGAGCCCACCGGGGCGGCCGGTGGTGAGGACCTTGAGCGACTCGTTGAGGTAGGCGATTGAGCTATGGCCGCTCTCGTGGTCGAGGAGCTCGATGAGGGTGGCGAGCTCGTCGCGGCCGGTCCAGTCGGACCACACGACGATTTCGGGCCCGTTGCTCGTGGCCGCGGCGGAGCTCCCCCAATGCGAGGAGACACCTAGCGAGCTATGGACGGTCTCGACCGACCCGGTGAGGCGGTCGGGGACGGTGTCGGTCCAGCCGGCGAGGGCGTCGATGCGGGCGTCGATGTCCTCGGGGGTGAGCGGGTTGCGCCCGGGCCGGGACCGCTCGACGGTGATGAGCCGGCCGCGGTGGAAGGTGCCGACGGTGTCGTAGACGTCGGTGCCATGGATCGCGCCGCCGGTGATGGCGAACCGGGCGCCCTCAAGGTCGGCGGCGGTGACCGCTCCGGGGTAGGCGGCGAGGACGTCGAGCTTGTTGATGCCGGCGCCGTTGGGGAGCGCGACGGTGACGAGCTCGGGGCCGCCGGTGGGCGGGGCTGGGGTGGCGGGCCCGGAGCGGGGCGGGGTCGAGGGCGGGGTCGGTGCGGCCTCGGAATCCCACACGGTGACGAGGGTGCCGCGGCATCGGGGGCCGCCGGCGCACAAGCGGTAGAGCCCGTCGGGGTAGTCGACGCGGGCGTCGGCGAGGGTGCGGTACTCGCGTCCGTCGACGAGCGAACAGGGCCCGCAGGTGTTCCGGTCGAGGAGCTCGGACGCGTAGTAGTACGCGGCGGCGGGGAGGAGCTCGGCGGCCTGGGCCCGGCCCGATGCCTGGGCCTGTTGGGCGGCGGTGCGGCCCTCCTCGTCGAGCCCGGCGGCGCGGCTCTCGCGGGCGGCGCGGGCGACGTCGGCGCGGGAGCGGTCGACGTCTTGGGCGTAGACGGGGACGCGTGCGCCCTCGACGGCGGCGATGACGATGCGGGCGGGGACGTCGGCGAGCCGGCGGCCGGTGGCCCGGTAGCGGCCGGTGACGTCGGGGGCGAGGGCGCCGGCGCGGGCGGCGTCGATGTAGGCGGTGGGGATGCCTTGGGCCCGGGCCTCGCCGGCGACGGCGTCGAGACCGTCGAGGTGCGAGCCGATGAGCTCGACCTCGATGCGGGTGGCGAGCTCGTCGGTGAGCTCGCGGTAGCGGGGGACGTCGGCGGTGATGGGCCGGGCCGGGTCGGCGAGCCCGGTGATGAGGTCGCCGAGCTCGTCGGGCGTGGTGGCGGCGTCGAGCTTGGTGTCGATGGTGTCGGCGATGGTGGCGCGGTGGTCGCGCATGAGCTCGGTGATGCGGTCGACGCGGGTGACGACGGCGTCGTCGAGGAGCGCGAAGTTGACGCCGGCGCGGCGCTCGTGGGGGTAGAGAGCTCGTCGGGCCCAGGCGGGGACGAGCCCGGCCTCGATGTCGAGCGCGAGCTCGATGGCGTCGAGCTCGGCGTCGGCGAGCTCGCCCTCGATGTCGTCGAGCTCGTGGTCGTGGTGGTGCGCCGGCATGGGCGGCCCGGTCTACTCGTCGACGGTGGCGCCGGCGAGCGCCGCGGCCCGGGCGGCGAGCTCGGCGGCGCGCTGGGCCCGGGCGGCGGGCGAGCTCATGCGCGCCGGCGGGGCCGGGGTGGCGAGCGCCTCGGTGGCCCATGCGAGCGCCCGGGCGACGTCGAGGGCGGTGGGCTCGGACGCGGCGGAGAGCCCGGCGACGGGTTGCTCGGGCTTCTGCACGGTGACGGGGAGGAGCCCGAGGTGCTCGATGGGGTCGAGCCCGACGGCGGTGAGCGCCTTGTCGGGGGAGAACCCGGAGCGGATGAGCGCGGCGGCGGCGTTGACGAGCTTGAGGAGCTCGTCGGCCGTCATGCCGGGGGCGGCGGAGCCGGCGGGGAGCTCTCGGATGGGCTCGGGCCCGGCCGGGTCGGTCGGCGCCGGCGTGGGGGCGTCCTGGGGGGCGTCGGCGACCGCTGGGGCGGGGAGCCGGAACCGGCGGCGGACGTCGGCCTTGAGCTCGGGGTCGCCGTCGAGGAGCCCGGCGTCGGCGAGCGACTTGAGGGCCTCGGCGGTGGGGGCGGCGTCGGCGGCGAGCTCGTCGGCCTTGAGCACCGGGTAGGGCTCGTCCTCGCCGTAGTTGAGCTCGACGAGGTCGCGGATGACGTACTCGGTGACGGTGTCCTCGATGTCGACGATGGTGGCTTGCTCGGACAGGAGGAACAGGTCGAGGAAGGTGTCGCCGAGCGAGCGGGCGCCGTTGTCGTGGCCCAGGTTGAGGACCATGGCGAGCGCGGCCCGGCCGATGGCCTCGTCGTGGTACTTGAGGAGGGGGAGCTCGTCGCGGAGCGAGCCCTCGACGCCGACGAGCGAGAGCGCCATGCCCTCGGGGAGCGCGACGCCGGCGGTCTCGCCGGCGCGGAGCTTGGTGGCGATGTCGAGGGCCTCGTTGCGGTCCTGCCCGTTGGAGAACGTGACGACGGGGATGCCCATGCCGTTGCGCTCGGCGATGACGGGCCCGAGCTTGAGTAGTTGGGTCTTGATGAGCCAATGCCCATAGGACGAGCGGAGACAGGAGCGGCCGGTCCAGTCGGCGCCCTCGCGCTCGTTGACGAACATGACGAGCCGGTCGGCCGGGATGATGACCTCATCGGTGGGCCGGTCCTGCCGGGCGACGTGCTGGCGGATGGCGGTGAGCCCACCGTCGTCGGCGATGTCGATGGCGGTGACGCTCCGGGGCATGCGCGGGGCGAGCTTGCGGACGTGCGCGGTGAGGCGGGGGAGCCCGTAGCTCTCCTGCCCGGGCCCGGGCGGGCCGACCTCGTAGACCTGCTCTAGTGGCATGAATCCGAGCGGGCGGGCGAGGAGCGCATGCCGGAGGACGTCGGCCCACACGATGCCTTGACGGCGGCGCCGGCGGCGGGCGGCGGCGGTGCGGTCGAGGTCGAGCCCGAGCTCGTCGCGGACGAACGCGGCGACCCGGGGGTCGACGCCGTCGGTCGAGAGGGACCAACCGGTCCGGCGGATGGGGAGGTCGACGGCCCGGAGGACGGCGTCGATCTGCGCGTCGGTGCGGCGCATGCGGTCGTACACGCGCACGGCGAACGGGAACCGGAGCTCGGGGGTCTCCTCCCAGGTGTCGACGTAGCCGGCGAACGACACGATGCCGGGGGCGCCGAGCTCGTTGGTCGGGGGCGGCGCGAGGGGTGGCATGGGCGCCATGGTAGGGGCGCGAGCGGGCCCGGCCGAGGAGGGTGTCGGCCGGGCCCGTGGTGGGGTGCTAGGTGGGGTGGGGCTATCGGCGGGCGAGCTCCTCGGCGACCGAGGTGGCGAGCTCGTCGCCGGCGGCGACGCGGAGCATGCGGCCGGCGAGGCTGGCGGCGCCGGCGGGCCGGACGATGAGCCGGACCATGAGCTCGCCGACGAGCTCGGCGAACCGCTCGTCGTCGAGGTCGAGCGAGAGCTCGGGGCCTCGGTGGTCGGCCGAGCCTCGGACGTAGACGTCGAGGGCCGCCCGGGCGTCAATGGTGGCGGCGGCGAGGAGCTCGCCCGAGGTGGCGCCGTAGATGCCGAGGGCGATGACGCCGGCGACGACGACCTCGGGGTCGGCGCCGTCCTCGATGGGCGGGAGGACGACCGGGCGGACCGTGACGAGCTCGACGTCGGCGGGTGCGCCGGCGGCCTGGGCGGCGGCGACCTCGATGGCGAGGGCGACGCACTCGGCGACCTCGACGTCGTTGAGGTCGTCGAGGTCGGCGCCGGTGCGGGCCGCGAGCCGGTCGGCGTTGGCCCGGGGCATGATGCTCGTGAGGTCGCCGTCGGGGCAGGCGAGGCGGAGGCGGCGCCGGCCGGGGTCGGGGATGAGCTCGGTGGGGGCTGGGGTGCTGGTCATGGTCGGTGTCTCCTGGGGTGTTGGGTTGGTGGTGGTCATGCGGCGAGCGGGAGCTCGCCGACGGCGAGGGCGCGGAGGCGGCCGCGCATGGCGAACAGACCCGGGGAGCCGGCGAGCGGCGCCTCGACGTCGATGCCGGCGGAGCGGGCGAGGGCGACGTAGCCGGCGGAGCCGAGCACGACGGCCCGGGTGATGCCGAGCTCGGCGGCCTGGGCGGCGAGCTCCTCGGCGGTGATGGCGCCGGCGTCGCCGATGGTGACGTCGTAGGGGTCGAGCTCGGCGTCGAGGGCGACGAGCCCGTGAGCGGCCGAGAGGATGAGCACGGTGGCGCCGAGCTCGGCGGCGTAGCGGTCGGCGGCCCGGCGGGCGGAGCGGTGGAGCGAGCCGACGTAGAGCTCGCCGGCGGGGGCCCGGTGGTCGAGCTTGGCGGCGCCGCACGGGACGAGGACGACCGGGGCGTCGGTGCCGGCGTCGAGGTCGGCGATGGCGATGGGGGCGAGCTCCTCGGCCTCGGCGATGAGGAGGTCGGCGCGGACCTCGACCTCGTCGAGCCGGCCGGCGGGGACGGCCCACTCGGACCCGTCGTAGAACGCTCGGACGGTGATGCCGCCTCGGGCGCCGACGACGACCTCGCCGTAGATGCGGGCGCCCCAGGCGGAGCGGGATGCGCGGACGGTGTCGGTGGGGACGGTGACCCGGTCGCCGGCCTTGAGCCCTCGGGCGGTGCGGTAGGCGTCGAGGGCGTCGCCGAGGCGGGCCCGGTGGTCGTTGTCGGCGAGGGCGTCGACGATGGCGACGGCGGCGGTGGCGAGGGTGGTGGTGGTCATGCTGGGGCTCCTGGGGCTCAGTAGGTGAGGACGCGGTCGGTGGGGCGGACGGTGCGGCGGTCGGACGAGCCGCCACGGGAGACCGGGTAGAGGTCGAGGTCGATGCGGGCCCGGTCGTCGGTGGGGAGGTCCGCCTCCTGGGCCCGGGTGGGGATGAGGGCGTAGCGGCGGATGCGGCCGATGCGGTAGCGGCGGCGCTCGCCGGGGAACCGGACGACATCGCCGAGCGAGAGGAGGTCGGCGTCGAGCTCGATGGCGGTGGTGGCGGGTGCGGTGGTCACGAGGAGAACGCTAGCCCGTGGGGCTAGCGGACGCAAGTACCGGCGCGGGCGAGGAGGTCGTCGACCGTCGCCTCGACCTCGGCGTCGAGCGCGAGCCCGATGGCGAGCTCGGCCGCCATGCCGGCCCGGGCGAGCTCCTCCGCCTCGACCCGGCGGCCGCCATCGGCGAGCTCGGCCGCCTCGATGGCAAGCGCATCGGCGCGCGCCGAGAGCCGCCGGCGGGCGGACTGGGCGACGAGGATGCGGTCGAGGGCCATGCCCACCATGGTCGGCGCTCGGGCGCGCTAGGTCAAGGGGCTAACGCCCGAGGGCCTTGCGGATGGCGGTGCGGGCGGTCTGCTCGTGGGCGGCCGCCGGGATGCCCTTGACGACCGTGACGCCGTCGGCCCGGCGTAGCTCGACGCGGCCGCGTGCGCCGATGTGGGCGATGCGGGCGGCGCCGGGCTGGGCATCGGGCCGCCGGTAGATGCGGCCCGACGAGCTCTCGGCGACGAGGGCCCAGCCTCCCCGGTCGAGGAACGCCTCGGCGACCTGGGCGGCGGTGGCGCTCATCGGGCGACGATGGCGGCGCACCGGGGACACGACGGCGCCGGCCCGAGGAGCCCGAGAGCGTGGACGAGCCCCGAGGCTGGGGCGGCGCCGCACGCGGCCCGCCGGCCGCCTCGTGCGGGGTCCTCGGGGGCGAGCGCGTGCGTGACCCGGCGGTGACCCTGCCCTCGGGCGTGGCGGGCGGCGTAGACGAGCTCGGGGATGGGCCGGGCCGGGTTGACGCCGGTGGCGGCCGCCTCCTCGATGAGCTCGTCGAGCTCGTCGTCGTCGGGCTCGGGGTAGTGGCCGGCGACGACGCCGGCGGCGAGGAGCTCGGCGGCGTCCTCGCCTCCCACGTTGCACACGAGACAACCGCGCTCGTCGCACGAGAGCCCGCGGTCGTCCTCGCCGGCGGGAGCGTGGACGAGGACGACCGAGCGGGCCCAGGGGAGGAGGGCGGCGACGCCCGGGGTGTAGCGGTCGAGGCGGGCGCCGGTGTCGAGGTCGGCGGCCGCCATGGTGACGGGCCCGCTCATCGGACGATGTCGAGCTCGGGGCCCGGCGCCGTGACGGTCGGGGCGGACCACCCGATGAGGTCCTCGACGACGTCGTAGCCGAGCTCGCGGAGCGCCGGGATGGCCCGGTCGGTGGCGGCCCAGCACGCGGCGGGCCCGTGGCCGGCGACGGTGCGCTTGATGGTGGCGCCGCCCTCGTCGAGCCGCTTGGCGACGAGCCCGAGCTTGACGAGCTCGCCGCGGCGGTTGCCGCCGGTCGGCCGGCGGAGCCCGAGCTTGGCCTCGACCTCGGTGTCGGTGAGCCCGGCGGGCCCGGCCTCGACGATGGCGGCGAGGACCCGGGCCCGGAGGTTGCCGGCGACGAGCCGGATGCGCTCGGCGGCGTCCTCCTCGGTGACGTGGGCGCCGTGGGTGGCGGGCCCGTGGACCGGGCCGGCGACGACGTTGCCGGCGTCGACCTCGGCGCCGAGGAGCCCGTCGAGGCTGGGATGATCGGACCGGGCCCGGGCCTGGGCCTGTTGGGCGGCGGTGAGCGTGAGGCGGAGGCGCTCGACGGCGAGGCGCTCCTCGATGGCGAGGTCCTCGGTGCTCTCGACGATGCCGAGGACGGTCTCGACGTCGGCGATGGCGAACGGGGCGATGGTGGGGTAGTGGGGCTCGACGGCGTGAGTGCTCATCGTTGGGGTCTCCTGGGGGTTGCTAGCCGTCGAGGTCTCGACGGGTACGGGGCTCGGCCGGCGTCACTCCGGTCGGGCGTGGCTCATGGTAGGTGTCGGCGGCGACGCGTGCGGCCCGGGCCCGTTCGGCGAGCTCGGCGAGGCGGGCCGGGGTGGCGCCGTCGGGCTTGGTGCGGGCGAGAGCGAGGCGGGCCTCGGCGACGTCGGCAAGGCGGGCGAGCCGCCGGCGCTCGGCGCTCATGGCTAGGCGGCCGCCTCGATGGCGTCGAGGAGCCGGAGGGCGAGCTCGGCCGCCTCGTCGGTGCCGGGGACGTCCTGGGCCTCGGCCCGGGCTCCGGCGATGGTGTTGAGCTCGTCGACGAGGGCCTCGACGTCCTCGACGGCGCCGGCGGCGATGAGCTCGCCGGCGTCGTCGAGGCGGATGAGGTCGAGCCCGAGGCGGGCGCCGGCCCGGGCGGCGAGCATGGCGTCGGTGGTGGAGAGCCCGACGACGAGCTCGGGGGCGCTCATGGGCGTCGGCCCAGCACGGCGGCGAGCCCGATGATGGCGGACCCGGCGAGGAGGGCGAGGGCGCCGTAGAGGTCGGCGCCGGTGGCGTAGGCGAGCACGGTGCCGCTCATCGCCGGCCGCCCTTGCGGGCCCACGTCTTGACGACGGTGCCGCCGGGGAGCTTGGCCTTGTGCGGGCCCTTGTGACCGGTGGGGAGCGAGCACGCCCAACGGGTGCCGAGCCCCGAGGGCTCGGTCGAGCGACACGCGCCCGAGTGTGCGCTCATCGGACCGCTCCGGCCGCGCGGTGGGCGGCCCGGACCTGGGCCTCGACGAGCTCGTCGGCGAGCTCTCGGATGGCGACGGCGGTGGGCTCGTCGATGGCGCCGAGGGCCTGGGCCTCGCGGACAATGGCGACGCGCTCGACGAGCCGGCGGCCCTCGACGACGTCGAGCATGCCGGCGGCGAGGAGCTCGCCGTTGGTGGCCGGGCGGAGCTCGGTGATGGTGGCGAGCGAGATAGCCCGGGCCCGCTTGCGCGGGTTGGGGATGCGGATGATGGCCTCGGCCGAGGTGGTGCCGGTGTTGGTGATGGCGACGGTGACGAGCTCGCCGGTGTACCGCTCGTGCGGCCCGTTGCCTCGGTAGTCGACGACGGCGGTGACGTAGGTGCCGGTGCGGGCCTCGGCGGTGCGGGTGCGCTCCTCGGCGGGGAGCCGGTAGAACTTGGCGGGCGTGGTGGTGGTGCTCATGGGGTTGGTGTCTCCTGGGGTGTCGGGGCTCGCCGTCATGCGGGCCCGGGGTTGATGCTAGGCGATGGGGCTAGCGGATGCCACTACCGCCGGGGCCGCCTCGGTGCCGGGCCGGCGGGCGGCGGGTGCTCCGCCTCGGCGGCGAGGATGCGGTCGAGGCGGCGCCCGGTGACGCGGGAGACCACGGCGGCGGCCGTGAACGCCCGCGCCGTGCCGCGCTGCGGGTGGAGCGTGCCGCCCGTCGTGGCGACGGTGGCGGCGTGGACGGTGACGAGCTCGGGCTCGACGATGCCCTCGGCGGCGAGGATGCCGGCGACGATGTCGTCCTCCCCAGCGGCGACGAGGCGCTCGGCGGTGTCGGACGGGATGGTGATGGCCTTGACCCGGACCACGATGCGCCGGCCCGTGGCGGGCTCGACGACGACGAGGTCGCCGGGGCGGAGGTAGGTGCGGACGCCGGGCGCCCGGTACTGGCGGAGCTCGGTGGCGCTCAAGCGCCCGCCTCCTCGGCGTCGGCGAGGTCGATGGCCTCGGCGTCCCAGCGGGTGACGTGGCGCTCGATGATGGCCCGGCGCTGGGGCTGGGCGGCCGCCCGGCCCGTGGTCGTGACGATGAGGTCGGCGAGCTCGCGGCCGAGCTCCTCGTCGCCGACGACCTCGGGGACGACGGCCTTGGCCCAGCCGGCGAGGGCGATGGCCTTGGCGATGGCGGCGCCGGCGATGTAGGACCGCTCGACGATGGTGTCGTAGGCGCCGTCGGCCCGCTCGATGACGAGGTAGCACGGGGCCGCGCCCTCGGGGGTGTCGGTGGCGAGCTCGACGACGATGGCCTTGCCGGGGACCTGGGCGTCGATGATGGGGAACAGGGCGAGGGGGTCGCCGTGGCGGGTGTTGGTGGGCCGGACGTCGCGGGCGCCGAGGGTGTAGCGGACGCCGCGGTCGTTGACGTTCTCGACGACGACGTTGCCGCCCGAGACCTCGACGACCTCGTAGGTGTTGGTGCCTCGGCCGGCGGTGACGCGGTCGCCGATGGCGTAGGGGTTGGTGGTCATGGGGTGCCTCCTGGGGCGTTGGGCGGGCCCGTCATCGGCCCGCTACCCGCACAGACTAGCACACAAGCGCGAGCGGGCCCGGCGCCGGCCTACCTGTTCGCCGTGGTGCGGCGGCGAGCTCGACGATGACGACGTAGAGCCCCAGGATGACCGGGCCGGGCCCGAGTGAGCCCCAGGAGAGGAGCCACGACGACCACGGTAGCGGCCGGCGCCGACGGGCTAGAGCTCGCCGATGGGCTCGACGACCGGGCGGCCCAGCACGGCGGCCGCGCCGCGCCCACCCGGGCGAGGCGGCGCACCCGGCGGAGGGGCGGACGGCGTCACGCCGGCGGTCGCCGACTGGCCCGGGCGCATGCGGCCGAGCTTGAGCACGAGGTAGCGGAGCGCGTCGTAGGCGTGGTCCTCGGCGGTGGTGTCGATGTCCTCGGGGCGCTTGGTCGAGCGGGGGAGCTCGGGGAGCGTGCGGATGAGGTTGGTGCACGCGGAGGAGATGAGGAGCCGGGGGAACCCATCGGCCCGGACCCGGAGCCGGTCGTCGATGTCGGCGACGCCGGCGAGCCGGTCGTTGTTGGCCTTGGACACGGGGACGCCGGCGGCGACGTACTTGCCGGCGATGCTCGACGGCGGCGGGCCCGTGACGGCGCCGACGTCACCCTTGACGGTGGCCGGGTCGTCGGGGCCTCGGGCCCAGCATGCGGGGTCGAGCGCGGCGGGGATGGGGCGGGCGCGGGTGCGCTCGCCGGGCGCCTCGGACGCGAGGATGAGCTCGGCCTGTTGGGTTGGGGTGAGCTCGGTGCGGTAGAGCTCGCGGTAGACGTAGATGAGGTCGTCGGCGAGCTTGGCGCCCCACAACGCGCAGAACGGGGCCGAGAGCCCGTAGTCGATGCCGAGGGCCCGGGGGATCGCCGAGGAGAGCGGGAGCCGGAGCCGTGAGGGGTCGACGACGTGGGTGCCGGTGGTGAACTGGCGGAACCGCTGGCCGGCGTAGACGTTCCAATCGCCGTCGAGCATGGCGCGTCGGGTGTCGTCGGGGAGGGCCTCAAGCTGGCGGCGGTAGCCGGGGTCGACGTTGTGCTCGTTGTCGTTGAGCGTGGCGGGGATGAACACGCGGACCGACGGGTCGGGCTCGGTGGCGGTCGGTGCCGGCCGGAACGGTTGGCGCCCGCGGGGGAACGGGTCGATCCATCGGCGCTTGACCCAGCCGTGACCGACGCCTCCGGGGTTGGCGGAGGCGATGGCCTTGGGCCGGTAGCCGACCTCGCGCATGGCGGCGGCGACGCCTCCCGATTGGCGGAGGCGGTGGAGCATGTACCGGTATTGGAACTCGGTAAATTGCTCAAGCTGGTCGAACGCGACGATGGCCCACTCGGCGCCTTGGTACTTGGTGACGTCGGCGTCGCGGGCGCACGCGGCGAGGCGGAGCATCGAGCCGTTGCGGAGGGTCCAGACGCGTTGGACGGCGTTGTAGGTGCCGGCCTCGGGCTGGGGGAGCCGGTCGAGGAGGCGGTTGGCGATGCCGCCGAGCTCTTGTAGCTGGGGGACGGTGCGCCGGAAGATGGCGCCGGCGGACCCGGGGAACTCGATGAGGACGGCGAGGACCTCGGCGATGAGGTAGTCGGTCTTGCCTCCGCCGGCGGCGCCTCCGTAGAGGAGCTCGTCGACCTCGATGCGGTGGGCCTCGGCCTGGGCCGCGTTGGGGCCTTGCCGTGACCCATCGCCCGAGGGCGGGTAGTCGAGGATGACGGGCCGACCGTCGCCGGCGGGGGTGAGGTCGGCGGCGGCCCGGCGGCCGCCCATGGGCTAGCCCTCGGCCGGGGTCTCGGCCGGGGTCTCGGCGGCGAGCTCGGTGGTGACGGTGAACCCACCGGACACGTTGGCGGAGCCGGCGACCGACACGCCGGGGAGCGACGTGAGCCCGGCGCCGATGGCCTCCTCGACCGGGGCGATGATCGCCGCGCCGGCCCGCATGAGGGCGCCGGTGATGAGGTCGCCGAGGACGTCGCGCACGCCCGAGCCGTCGTCGGTGGGGTCGCCCTCGGGGTTGAGCGCGGCGCCGAGGGCGTTGAGCGCCTCGCCGTCGAGCCCGATGGTGATGTGGATGTCGAGGGTCATGGGGGCGGTGGTGTTGGTCTCGGTGACGCTCATGGCGGGGCCCTCCTGGGCGGTGGTGGTGGTGGTGCCGTTGCGCCGGTGAGGCTACTGGCCGGCGCCGAGCCCGGTGGGGAACCGGTAGAGCTCGATGCCGCACGACGCGCAGAGGATGACGCGCATGGCTGGGGTGACGGTCTCGTCGAGGGGGCGGGCCCGGTCGGTGGAGCCGCACCCGTGGCAGGGGACGACCCAGGTGCGCCGGCGGCGGGGTGCGGGCGGGGTCATCGGGCCTTGCTCGTGGTGTGCCACCCGTTGCATCGGGGACACGGGTAGGCGCGGACCGGGGTGACCTCTCGGCCGGGGGCCTTGTAGCGGAGGGCGGCGGTGGCGCTCGCGTGGTCTCGATAGCGGACCTTGCCGGTGGGGCATCGGCCGCCCTTGCGCTTGCTCTTGGCGACCTTGCGCCTCATCGGCGTCGAGCTCCGCCTCCGGTGCGGCGGGTGGGGCGGACGACCCGGGCCCGGCGGTTGGCGTCGGCGACATCGCCGAGCGCGGCGTCGACCTCGGTGCGGGTGCCGCGCTCCCATGGGGCCCGGTCGTTGCCGGCGACCTTGGCGGCCCGGGCCCGGTGGCGGCGCTCGCGGAGCTCGTCGACGTCGGGCCCGTAGGTGAACGGGACCTCGGCGTCGAGGACCTCGGGGGTGACGACGGCGGTGCCGGCGTTCTTGGTGGGCATGCTGGGCCTCCTGGGGCTCTAGGTGGTGACGGTGGGGACGCCCGGGTCGGCGACCGGGTCGAGCGTGACGACGCCCGGCGCCGGCGCACGACGAGGCGGCCGCGGGGCGGTGATGGTGACGGCGAACGAGCCCGACGCCGCGGCCGCGTCCTGGGCCTCGCCCTCTAGCGCGAGGTGGTCGGTGACCGACCGGGTGAGCACGCCGACGAGCTCGGGGACCTTGACCCGGCCCGACCGGTAGGCGTCGAGGATGAGCCGGGCGTCGGCGACCGCGGCCCGGGCGGTCTTGCGGGCCTCGGCGAACGTCTTGCGGGTGTCGACGTCGGCGTCCTCGGGCGGGTCGCCGCACGCGAGGAGCCCGATGACGGCGAGCTCTAGCCGCTCCTCGGCCTCGGCGATGAGCTCGGCGTAGCGGGCCTCCTCGTCGAGCCGGTCGGCGATGAGGGCGGCGGCCTTGGGGGCGAGCTTGCCGATGAGCTCGTCCGAGAGGGCGGCGCGGTTCTTGACCATGGTGGCCCGGCGGGCGGCGACGGCGGCGACGGCGGCCCGCGTGTTTTGGTCAGTCGAACGGTCGGCGTAGTCGCTGGGGTCGACGTCGGCGGCCTTGGCCCAGGCGAGGACGGTGGCCTTGGCGCACCCGATGGCCTTGGCGGCGGCGGTGAGCCCGTCGGCCTTGAGGACCTCGACGGCGCGCGCCCGGTCGGCGTCGGTGTACCGCTTGCCCTTGGGCTTGGGGTTGGGCTTGCCGCGCTGGGCCATGGCCGGATGCTACGACGCGCCGGGGTGGTCGTCGACGACCGGGGCCCAGGGCGTGAGCTCGGTGTCGTAGGCAAGGCGGGAGGGGTGGCGGGGGTCGCCGCGCTTGGTGGTGCCGAGCGAGGTGAGGGGCCGGTCGAGGCGTCGGGCGAGGTCGACGACCTCCTCGATGCGCCGGTAGTAGAGCTCGGCGGGGAGCGCCTTGGGTCGTCCTCCCCATGCGGCGACGGCGAGACCGTCGGCGGCGAGCGAGAGGGCGCCGGCGACGTAGGCGTCGTCGTAGGGGCCGACGATGTCGGTGCCGGCCCGGTGGGCGAGGGCGAGGTCGTCGGGGTCGGTGGCCCGGTAGGCGAACAGGTTGACGACGATGAGCTCGGTGGCGCCCCAGCGAGAGCCGAACCCGAGGAGCTTGGTGATGGTGAGGTCGTTGCGCTCGTGGTCGGCGGTCGAGGGGTTGAGCATGACGGCGACGGCGCGCCGGCGGTGGGGTGGGTTGCCGAGGAGGTTGCGGCGGAGCTCGTAGCGGTAGCGGCCGTCGGTTGAGAGGTCGGCGGAGCCCTTGGGCCCGTCGTGGGCGTCGACGCCGGCGGGGATCATGCGCCGCCTCCGGGTGGCCGCTTGGCGTAGAGCTCGCCGCCGAGGAGGATGCCGGGCCCGGCGCGCCCGGGGAGGGTGACCACTTGGCCCACCATGACGAGGGGCTCGGCGGAGCTCTCGATGCCGGCGCGGACCTCGGCGAGCTCGTGGGCGTGGTCGTAGTCGCATCGGGGGTCGTGGCATGTGCCGATGGCGTTGAGGAGGGCGGCGAGCTTGAGGGGCTCGTCCTCGCCGGCGGCGGCGGCCTTGACGGGGCCGAGCGGGAGGTCGCCCTTGGCGATGAGGTCGCCGACGGCGTCGAGGAGCGCGGCGGCGACGACCTGGGGGACGGGGGTGACGGTGCCGTCGTCGAGGCGGCGGTCGCCGACGATGGTGATGGACGCGACGACGACACCGAGGGCGTCGAGCCACTCGTAGCCGGGGGTGCCGAGGTGGTCGGGGGTGATGCCGGAGGCTGGGCCGAGGCGGCGGCCGGCGGGGTCGGTGGGCGGGTTGAGGATGGGGTCGTCGATCATCGGGGGCCGTCCTCGTGGCTCGTGGCGGCGGGGCCTCCGTTGGCGGCGCGGTCGGCGGCGCCGCGCATGGCGGTCCGGTCGCGCTCGTCGCGGCGGTACTCGGCGAGCGAGTAGCCGAACGCGCCGACGGCGATGACGCCGGCGACGATGGCGACGGCGATGAGCCCGTAGCCGAGGGCGATGACGGCGGCGGCGGCGAACACGCCGACCGTCTTGTCGGCGGCGGTGTGCGGGCGCTTGGGGTTGCTCATGGGGTGCCTCCTGGGGCGGTGTTGGTGATGGGGATGCGGGGCGGGGTGGGGTAGCGGCGGAGCGCCTCGATGTCGACGTCGTCGAGGTGGGCGCCGGCGGCGCGTCGGGCGTCCGCCATGCGGGCCCGGGCGCCCCACGCCTCGGCGGTGTTGGCGGTGCTGGCGGGGACGGCGGCGACCTCGGCGCGTTGGCGGTCGGTGAGGGCCTTGCGCGTGCACCCGGGGAACGTGGCGGCGAGGTACTCGTCTTGCGTGCGGCGGCGGGCTTGCTCGTCGGGGTGGAACGGTGAGGCGGTGGCGGCGCCGTAGGGCCACGTTGCGGCGTGGCGGTCGCGGAGCTCGGCCATGCTGGGCCCGGTGCCGGCGCCGGGTGCTCGGCGGCCGCCTTGGCGGCCGTACCGCTTGTCGAGGGTCCACTCGCCCACCGTGGCCGCCTAGAGCTCGACGCGGAGGTCGAGGAGCTCGTCGAGGTCGGTGAGCCGGATGAGCTCGGCGGCCTCGGTGGCGGCGCGGTCTCGGGCCTCGCGGACGAGGGCGGTGGCCTGCCGGTGGGTGAGGGGCTTGGTGGCGGGGTGGCCGGGCTTGGGCTCGGGGATGCGGCGGATGACCTCGGCGAGCTCGGCGGCCTCGGTCTCGGCGCGGGTCTTGGCGGCGTCGGCGGTGACGAGCACGGCGCCGAGGCGGGCGAGGACGGGGATGAGGGCCCGGAGGATGCGGTTGCGGTGGGCGACGTCGAGGGCGAGGACGCGGTTGGTGTCGTCGAGGTCGACGACGCGGTCTCGGTGCTCGATGGTGCGGCCGCCGAGGTCGGTGATGGCGGCGTCGAGCGGGGCGGTGAGGGCGTGGCCGGCGTAGTCGGTGAGGTGCTCGATGAGGTCGCGGCATCGGTCGAGCTCGGGGATGCGCTCGTCGTTGGTGGCCCAGGTGGGCGCGCAGAGGGCGCCGTCGTTGGCTGGGGGCGGGTCGACGAGGTTGGTGATGGCGTCGAGGAGGTGGGCGACCGAGGTGGGGACCTCGACGCCGGCGGCGGGCGGTGGGTTGAGCTCTCGGGCGTGGGCGTCGAGGTCGAGGAGGAGCTCGACGGCGTCGGCGAGCCGGTCGGCGGCGTCGAGGCGGGCGACGGCGCGCTCGTGGTCGTCGAGGTCGTCGGCGGCCCGGTAGCAGGCGAGGACGTCGGCGAGGAGGTTGGGGTCGGGGTTGATGGTCATGGCTGGGGCTCCTGGGGTGCGGTGATGTAGGTGGTGAGGCGGGTGGTGATGTTGCGGCGGACCCGGGCGGGGACGCCGAGCTTGCCGCGGAGGATGAGGTCGACCTCCTCGATGAGCTCGTCGACGTCGACGATGGCGAGGCGGGCGCCGTACTGGCCGGCGAGGGCCTCGACGCGGGCGAGGGTGGGGTTGACGGTGCCGCGCTCGACGTCGACGAGGGTGACGTCGGCGACGCCGAGGCGGCGGGCGAGCTCGCGGCGGGGCTCGTCGCCTCGGTGGCGGGCGAGGATGGCGCCGACCTGGGCGGCGAGGGCGGTGCGGGCGGTGGGGCTCATGCGGGGGTCATGCGGTCGGCGACGATGGCGGCGGCGGCGTCGACGAGCGCCGGCGGGGTGGTGCCGCCGGGGAGCTCGGGGCCCTTGCCGGTGTCGGGGGTGGCGCCGAGGTCGGTGCCGTCGGCGATGGCGATGAGCTCCTCGGTGGTCATGGTGCGGAGCTCGGCGAGGCTGGGGGCGCCGGCGAGGGCGAGCTCGGCGTCGACGAGGTCCTCGTCGGTGGGGTCGTCCTCGTCGGTGGCGCCGGTGAGCGGGTGCTCGGCGGTCGGGGGCTCGGGGTCGGCGAGCATGGGCGGGGCGTCGGGGTCGAGGGCGTCCTCGGCGGCGTCGAGGGCGCCCTCGGCGTCGAGGCTGGGGTCGGCGTCGATGGCGTCGATGACGCCGGCGGCGCGGGCTCGGGCCTCGGCGAGCTCGTCGACCGGGGCGGGGTCGGTGGCCGGCGGGGCGATGGTGTCGAGGACCTTGAGCACGGTGGCGCGGGGCTTGGTGCGGGCGTCCTCGATGGTGCGGACCCGGGCGGCGTGGCCGGGGTGCGCGGTGACCCAGCGGACGACGGCCTTGGCGTCGAGGCGGGCGAGCTCGGCGTCGGTGGCGTCGTCGCCGAGCTCGGCGTCGGTGGTGGGCGCCGGCGGGTCGGCGGCCGCGGCGGCGGACGGGTCGCCGGCGACGGTGGTGGCCTGGGCGTCGAGCTCGTCGGCGACGAGGACGAGCTCGTCGGCCTCGGCGAGCATGCGGTAGATGGCGACGGCGCCCTTGCGGGGGTCGGACTCCTCGCCGGTAGCGAGCTCCTCGGTGAGCACGCCGGCGGCCCGGCGGGCGGCCCGGGTGCGGGCGTCGGCGGCGTCGCGAAGGACGCGGGCGGCGGTGTCGTAGCGGGTGGTCATGGGGCTCTAGCTCCTGGGGGTGATGGTCGCGGTGATGGCGACGGTGATGGGGTGGCCCGACGGCGTGAGCGCGTCGACCCGGATGATGGTGGGGGTGGTGAGGGTGGGGATGCCGGCGATGGGGGTGGCCTCGCCGCTGGCGCCGTCGATGACGTTGAGGTCGTCGCGGTCGAGCTCGTAGCCGGCGCCGTTGGCCTTGCCGACGTCGAGGTTGGCGATGAGGTCGGTGGCGGGGGTGGCGGCGGCCCAGGCGATGACGGCGCCGCGGAGGGCGTCGCGGGTGGCGGCCTGGGCCTTGCGCTCCTCGACCTCGGCGGCGGTGGGGAGCGTGACCGGGGTGATGCCGGCGCGGCGCATGGCCCGGTCCTCGCGGCGGCGGGCTCGGCGGGGGGCGCTCATGCTCCGGCCGCCCGGATGAGCGTGGCGGGCTGGGCGGCGGCGAGCGAGTAGCGGGCGGCGAGGAGGGCGTCGAGGTCGAAGCGGGCCCGGTCGAGGGTGGCGTAGCCGATGGTGCCGGAGGGGTAGACGGGGACGGTGGCGGCGCCGAGGTAGCCGCTCCGCTCGTCGTCGGTGAGGTGGGCGAGGTCGACGACGATGGCTTTGCCGGGCGGGACGAGCCGGGAGAGCCGCACGGGGAGCCCGATGCCGGCGGCGGACGGGTCGGCGGCGTCGAGCGGGTTGATGGCGGGGGCGATGGTGCCGACGATGACCCAGCGGCCGGGGATGGCGGGGTCGGGGCGGGGGTGGAGCCCGGAGCGGCCGAGCGCCATGCGGAGCCCGCGGAGCTCGCGGTCGGTGACGACGTCGACGACATCGCCGGCGAGGCGGGAGCACCCGAGGGCCCAGCCGTGGGCGAGGGTGCCGGGGATGCGGTCGAGGTGCGGCGACGCGATGAGCCGGCGCTCCTCGTCGGTGAGCACGGGCTCGGGGTTGATGATGAGCAGGCGGGTCAAGGGGTCTCCTGGGGTCGAGGGCCGCGTCATCGGCCGCTAGGCGGTGAGGTTAGCGGGTGGCGGTGACGGCGGCCCGGTAGAGGGTGGGCTCGATGATGCGGGCGGCGCGCTGGGCCTCGGGGTGGAACCGGGGCAGGGCCCACCGGGCGGCCCGGGCGACGTCGTAGGCGGCGCGGGCGTGGCGGAGCCGGTCGGCGGGCGGGCCTTTGCGCTTGAGGTTGACCTTGTAGGTGATCGCCGGCGGGTACGCGGCGGGCGGGCCTTGACCATGGGCGGCGGGCTCGACGATGACGATGCCGGGCCACCGGGCGGCGATGGCGCCGGCGACCCATGCGGTAGCGAGGATGCCGTCGGGGTTGGTGAGGGCGTTGCCGTCGGCGCGCCGGCGGTGCGGGTTGGGCGAGCGGACGTTCTCGATGGCGAGCGTGATGCCGTGCGGGAGGTGGCCGGCGAGGACGTCGTCAAGCTGGCGGCGGGCGGACGCGGTCGGCCGGTGGTCGAGCTCGACGAGGAGGCGGGCGACCGCGGCGACGTTGGCCTCGGCCCAGGCGTCGAGCTCGTAGCCGTGGGCGGCCGAGCACGGGGCGCCGCGGTCGAGGACGGCGGCGGCGAGGAGCTCGGGGTCGGCGGCGCCGGCGACGGTGATGGCGGCGAGCCCGGTCTCTTTGCCGCCGGGGTCGATGGCGAGCACGGTGGGCCGGCCGGCGGCGGGGATGGTGGGCGGGGTGTCGTTGTCCACTGTGGACCTCGGATCTTGATGTAGATGAGCGGGGGTAGTGGTGGGGGCTGTGGAACCTGGGGAGGAGCGGCCGGGGCCCAGGTGGCGCCGGGTTTTCTGTCCACAACGGGTGTTGATGACGATGGGGATGGCGGAGGCGGTTCTCCCCAGGAGGTCGGCGCCGGTGGCCGGGCCTGTGGAGGAGGGCCCGGTCGTCCCCAGGTCTCCCCCAGGATCGTCCCCAGCCGGCGGCCGCCGTTCTCCCCAGGGTTGTCCCCAGCCTGGGGAGGAGCGGCGCCTACGCTCGGCGGCGAGCTCGGGCCGGCGTTGGTGATGGCGGCGGCCCGAGCTCGACCTCATGCGACGGCGGCGGCGAGCTCGGCGTACTCGGCGCGCCAGAGGATCGAGGGATGCCCGACGAGGTCGAGGGCGATGCGCTCGGCGACGAGCTCGTCGAGCCACCCGCGCCGGACCCAGCGGCCCAGGCTGTCGCGGTTGACGCCGAGGATGGCGGCGACGTCGTCGTAGGTGAGCGCCGAGAGCACGAGGTCGGGGTCTGTGACGTTGATGCGGAGCGGGCCGTAGCGGCGCTCGATGTAGTCGAGGAGCGGCCCGATGGGGAGCCGGGCGGGCGCGGTCACGGCCGAGCCTCGCCGGCGTCCTGGGCGTCGGCGGCGTCGAGCTCGATGGTGGCGGTGCGGATGCCGTCGAGCTCGGCGACCTCGACCTCGGTGGCGAGCTCGTGCTCGGCCATGAGGTCGGCGGCGAGCACGGCGCGCAGGTAGGCGGGTGGGCCGGCGGCGGCGCGGAGCCCTCGGTCGGCGAGCTCGCGGCGGACGACCCGGAGGTCGAGCGCCGTGACGTCGGCGGTGATGCTGGGCCGGGTGGGCGGGCCGGCGTCGACGTCCTCGTCGGGGTCTCGGTGCTCGGCGGGGATGGCGGGGCCGTCGGTGGTGGCCGGGTCGATGATCGGCGGGTCGTCCTGGGCGTCGTCGACGTCCTGGGGCCCGTCGGTGGCCGGGAGCTCCTCGGCGGCCGCCTCCGGGCCCTCCTGGGGCTCCTGGGCGTCCTGGGGCGCCTCGTCGGCCCACTCGCCTCGGCCGGCCCGGAGCTCGATGCTCTTGACCATGGCGTCGGCCTTGGGAAGCTGGCGCGCCGAGAGCTTGCCGAGCGGCGGGAGCGAGGGCGGCCCACCGTCCTCGGGGGTGCGGGTCCAGAGGTCGCGCAGCGCGGCGCGGCCGCCGGCGGGGAGGGCGTCGATGCGGGCCCGGAGCGCCGTGAGCTCCTCCTCGGTGGCGGCGGGCTCGGGCTCGGGCGCCGGGCGGTTGTGGCCGCGGGGTGCGCTCATGCCGGAGAGCGGCGCGGCCGAGCCGACGACGTCGATGATGGGCTCGCCCTCGTCGTCGGTGACGGCGCCGAGCTCGTCGGGCGAGTAGAGCCCGGTGCCGACCTCGGGGAACACGTCATCGAGGAGGTAGCCGAGGGCCCGCCACGACATCATGCGTTGCGGGTAGTTCTGCCAATTGTCCTTGCCGGTGAGGGCGTTGCAGCCCGTGGGCCGGGCGGCGTCCTCGGCGGTGAACCGCGACGAGTGCAAGATGCCGGGCTCGTCGGCGCGCTCGGCGTGCCAGATGGCGCCGAGGTGGTCGTTGGGCCCGTCCTCCTGACCGCATGGGCAGAGGACCCGGCGCTCGCGGCCTCGGACGGTGACGGTGCGCGGGGGCTGGTGCGGGTAGATGCGCCCTAGCCCGGACTGGCGGACGAGCGCGAGCTTGACCTTGGGCGAGAGCGTGACCTTGCCGTCGATGACGTGGAACTCGCGAAGCGCCGTCGTGATGGCGACGCCGAGGTCTCGGGCGGAGAGGAGCACGAGGAGGACGTCGTTGGGCTTGCCGCGGAGGGCGGCGGGGACGATGGCGGCCGCCGAGAGGGTGACCGCAAGTTGAGCGAGCCCGGCGAGCTCGGCCGCCTCGGGGACGATGGGGAGCTCGGTGCCGGGGATGAGCTTGGCGCCGTCGATGTTGCGGACGTCGAGCCCGGGGGCGGCCGCGGCGGTGGCGGCGGGCTCGACGCCGGTGGCGGCCGGCGGGTCGGGCTCGACGACCTCGGCGGTGATGGGCTTGGCGGTGAGCTCGGGCTCGGGGAGCTCGGGGGTGAGCGCGTCGTCGACGAGCTCGGTGGGGATGGCGTCGGCCATGGTGGTCCTCCTGGGATGGGGGCGCCTCGTCATCGGCGCCCGCTAGGCGGACAGGGTAGCACGGTGGGCGCGGCGACGCCCGCCCGTCGACCACCGGCCCCGTCCACGGCGGGCGGTCGTGGTGTTCGGGCGGGCGTCGGTCGCCGGCGGCCGCCGGAGCGGCTGGGCGAGCTAGGTGCGCGAGACCTCGACGGCGCGCCGGCGGACGGCGACGGCGTCGAGGGCGGCGGCGCGCTCCTCGGCGTTGAGGGTGGAGAGGTCGACGTCGGTGAGCCCGCGGAGGTGGCGGGCGCCGGCGGTGTAGGTGAGCGGGTTGGCCGGTGCGCCGCCGAGCGGCCCAGCCTGGGGAGCTTGGCCGCGGAGGTCGTCGATGAGCCCCTCGATGGCCCGGGCGATGATGGCGAGCACCATGAGCACGAGCGGCCGGTACTCGTCGGGGACGATGCCGGCGAGGTCGGCGCCGGTGATGGCCTGGACCGCGGCGAGCACGGCGCCGAGGGCGCCGAGAGCGGCGAGGATGAGGAGCGCCCGGATGAGCCCGACGATGCGGGGTCGGACGCCCGTGGGCGGGTTGGGGGTGGTCATGGTCAGTCGCCTCCTGGCGCGGTGGTGGTGGTGGCCTCGACCTCGGCGGCGAGCTCGTCCTCTAGCGCCTCGGTGGCGGAGCGGATGGGCTCGTCGGGCGTGGCGTCGGGGTCGCCGGGGGTGTAGGGACAGATGCGGTCGGTGACGTCGGCGAGGCGGGCGTCGTCGGCGAGCGCGGCGATGATGCGCCGGCGGCCCTCCTCGCGGATGCCGGCGAGGGGGTTGGGGAGGTCGAGCTCGGTGGCGATGTCGGCGAGCTCGGCGGGGAGCTCGTCGGGGGCGCCGGGCTCGGTGGCGTAGCCGACGATGAGGACGGCGATGCCGCGCCGCCACCCGGTCGCTACGGCGTCCTGGCATCGGGCGAGGTTCGCCGAGGCGGCGCCGGCGCGGTTGGCCTCGGCGGTGTCGTTGCGGCCCGCCATGGCGTACCCGGAGGCGATGGCGCCGAACAGGGCGGCGGCGATGACGGCGGCGGTGAGGGCCCGAGGGGTATGGGCCTCGGGGGTTGCGCCGCCGAGGAGCTCGTCGGTGGCGGCCCGGGCCCGCTGGCGGGTGGCGCGCCGGTCGAGGTGGTTGCCGAACAGGATGACGAGGAGCGCGCCGCCGGCGAGGAGCCCGATGAGGGTGGCGACGTCGAGGTCTCGGATGGTCATGCGGTGCCTCCGTGGTGGCGGTGCCGGGCTAGCTCGGCCCGGGTGAGGGTGAGCTCGGCGCGTGCGAGGGCGAGCTCGGCGATGGCCTCGCGTGCGAGCTCGGCGTTGTCGTTGCGGAGCTCGACGACCTCGGTGCGCTCCGCCTTGCGCTCCTCGCCGACCTTGATGAGCGCGGCCTCGACGGCGGCGGCGTCGCGGACGACGAGCTCGCCGCGAGAGAGCTTGAGGGCGATGAACCCGAGGACGGCGGTGAGCCCCAGGGCGCCGCCTCCGGTGGCGATGTTGCCGACGTCGGTGCCGCCGGTCGATGCCTGGGCGACGACGAGCGCGGCGAACGCCTCGGCGCCCGAGAGGGCGGCGCCGAGGACGGTGGCGGGGAGGATGAGCCGGTCGACCACCCGGGCCCGCCCGGGCTACTTGTCGTCGAGGGCGTCGACGGCGAGCGCATCGGGCCCGGTGAGCGCCTCAAGGGACGCGATGAGGGTGCGCCGGTCGGCGTTGAGGTCGGCGGCCTGGGCGGCGGCGAGGTCGACGAGCTCGTCGACGCCGGCGTCGATGGTGCCGAGGTCGGGGAGCGGGTCGAGGAACTTGGCGCCGTCGATGACCGGGATGCGGTTGAGGTCGACGGGGCGAAGCTGGCCCATGACGGCGAGCCCGGCGAGGACGTCGCGGTTGATGGCGTGGAACTTGCCGGCGCCCGACACGACGTAGACGCGGCCGGTGCGGTCGTCGCGTGCGGCGACGGCCTTGCCGGCGTGGGCGAGCGGCGCGACGGCCTTGGTGGCGGCGCGGCTGGCGGCCGCCTCGATCTGCGCGATGGTGATGCCCATGAGCGGGTCCTCCGGGGTGGTGGGGTTGGTGGTGGTGCCGCCGGCGCCCTCGACGATGAGGGACCACGGCGAACGTCCGCCGAGGCGGGGGTCGGGGCTTGCGAGGTCGCCGGCGTCGCCGTGGCTGTTCTCGCGCCAATGGGCATGAGCGGCGACGCCGCGGGTGCCGTTGGGGAGCACCCGGTAACGCTCGCGGCCGAGGTACTGCGGCGGGTTGAGCCGGGTGGGCGGGTAGGGCGGGAACCCGAGCGGCGCGACGAGCGGGATGCCGAAGATGCGAGCGATGGGCCCGATGACGGTGCGGCCGAGCCATCGCCAATCGTCGGCGGTGGTGCCGGCGACCGGGTCCTCGGCGTAGCCGATGAGCGAGACTTGCACGGTGCCGGCCTTGTTGGTCTCGCCGGGTGCCGAGGTGTTGCGGAGGGACCGGGCGGCGCGGTTGAGGTCGACCAACTGGATCGCGCGCCGGCCGCCTCGTGCGGCGGCGCGGTGCTCGGCGACGACGTTGTATTGCGACCGCTTGGCCTCGACGGTGCCGACGACGCCGTTGATGCTGCCGGGCCCCGATTCGGTGGTGTGAAGGGTGAGCACGGTGACGCCGGCGGCCGGGTGCGGGCCGGAGCCGGTGAACGCCGTGCGGTCGACCTCGGCGCCGGGTAGGAGAATCTCGCCCATGGTCAACGCTCCGCGAGGATGGTGACGGTGCCGCCCGGGCCCTTGTAGCGGAGCCGGCCGACGTTGTCGCAGTAGAGGACGCCGGCGCCCGTCGGGGTGTCGGGGGCGGCGTTGTCGGACAGGGCCGAGAGGTAGACGCGGCCGAGGGCGTCGACGGTGAATCGGCGGGTGCCTTGCGTGGCGGCCCGGATGAGGTCGGCGGTGAGCCCACCGGGCCCGTTGACGTTGATGGTGAGGGTGCGGGCGGCGGGGTCGGGGTTGTTGACGGTGACGTAGCCCGAGCGGGTGATCGCTCCGGCGCCGGCGATGTTGCCGGCCCGGAGGGCGCCGTCGGCGTCGATGACGAGGAGCTCGGCGCCGGTGGACGACACGAGGGCGATGGCGTCGTCGGTGGCGGCGGAGCCGGCGCCGACCTGGGCGGCGATGGGCATGGTGCCGGAGCCGTCGGCGGTGACGGTGAGCCGGGCCGGGGTGGCGGGGAGGTTGGTGCCGGCCCGGGCGGCGGCGCCGAGCTTGAGGCGCTCGTCGGTGCCGAGGGTGGCGATGGTGACCCAGGCGGTGCCGGTGTCGCGGGTGAGGACGCCGGTGTCGGTGGCGTAGTGGTAGGTGCCGCGGGTGCCGGTGGCGGGGCGGCCGGCGGCGAGACCTTGGCGGTCGATGGCGACGAGGTCGTCGAGCGTGGCGTTGTTGCCGTCGCGCTGGGCGCGGGTGTAGGGGTCGGTGCCGGCGGACCATCGGGTGATGCCGAGCCGGGTGGAGGACGTGACGGCCATGGGGTCGAGGGTACGCGGCGGGCGCCGGGCCCGTGCGGATGGCCTGCCTATTCGGCGACGTAGAGCTCGTCGAGCTCGTCGTTGGTGAGCGCCTCGATGTCGTCCCAGGTTGGGGCGAGCTCCTCGATGCCGGCCCAGGAGCCGACGGCGTTGTTGAGGTCGAGGGCGTGGCCGGCGGGGAGCACGGCCTCGACGGCGGCCCGGAGCGCGGCGGTGTCGGGGGTCTCGGCGGCGGCGGTGCTGACGGTGATGACGAACGGATCGACGCCGACGCCGGAGCGGACCCGGACGGTGCGGGCGCCGGTGAGGGTGCGGCGGGCGGCCGAGGCGATGGCGTCGCGTGAGCCGGCCCGCCACCCGTTGACGGCGGCCCGGACGGCGTCGCGGGCGTCGTCGCCGTAGACGTCGGTGATGCCGGCGGCGGCGAGGTCGACGCCGACGGCCTGGGCGAGCCACGGGACCCATAGCGGCCGGTCGAGGTCGGTGAGGATGGACCGGCCGCCGGGGACGACGTCGGGCCCGGGGCCGCCCTCGTCGGGGGCGATGTAGTTGAGGGCGTCGACCATGAGCTCGATGCCGCCGGTGAGGTCGGCGATGGCGACGACGAGAGCGAGGAGGGTGCCGTCGTCGGCGGCGCGGTGGGCGGCGGGGAGCGACTCGTAGGCGGCGATGGCTCGGGGCGTGGGCGAGCCGGGGGTGAGGTCGTCGGGGGCGTAGGGCCCGAGGAGGGCGAGGACGGTGCCGGTGATGTCGGGCGGTGCGCTCATGGCGTCGGGGGCTCGGTGCTCGCGGTGATGTCGCCGGCGGTGACGAGGTTGGCGGGCCCGCCGAGCACGAGGTCGGCGAACGGGTCGAGGGCGGTGTCGTAGAGCTCGACGACGTAGTCGACGCCGTCGACGCCGTCGACGATGGCGATGAGCTCGTTGCGGCGGACGGTGGCGGCCCATGCCCAGGCGTCGGGGTCGAGGTAGGCGGTGAGGGCGGCCTCGACGCCGGCGGTGACGACGCCGGCGTCGTTGCCGGGGGCGACGGCGACCTCGGCGTAGATGTCGACGGCGGTGATGGTGGCGTTGATGATGTGGAGGGTGAGCGAGGCGAGGGCCTCGGCGGCGAGGGCGTCGGCGATGTCGATGAGCTCCCCCGACGTGAGCTCGGCGCCGGCGGGCCCGGCGACGGCGACGGTGACGTGACCGGGGGTGTCGGGGGTGTCGGTGTCGGCGTCGTAGAGGTTGAGGGTGGTGGCCCGGTAGACGCCGGGCTCCTCTAGCGCCCGGTCGGTGAAGTGCTGCGGGAGCACGAGGGTCGAGGTGAGCCGGCCGAGGCGGGCCGACGCCCGGTCGAGGAACGTGGCGCCGTCCTCGGGGTCGGTGCCGCCGGCGAGGTCGGTGGCGAGCTCGGCGCGGAGCACGGGCCCGGCGTCGAGCGGGAGGAGCGCGGTGCCGGCGGCGACGCCGTTGGCGAGGACGCCGACGGCGGCGGCCGTGACGGCGCCCGACCCGGTGGTCGACCCGGAGCCGATGACGAGGTCCTCGTCGAGCACGAGCTCGATGGGCTCGTCGTTGACGGCGGTGCGGAACCGGTAGCCGGCGGGGATGGTGGTGCCGAGGGCGTCGGCGACGGTGACGGTGATGTCGCCGACGGCGGGGGTGCCGGTGGACCGCTCGACGCCGGGGACGAGCCGGAGGAGGGTCTCTAGGACGGCGCCCGGCATGCGGTTGATGGCGTTGACGAGCTCGGCGGTGATGGCGGCGTTGGCCTCGATGAGCATGACCTCGGTGGCGGCCTCGCGTTGGACCCAGCCGGGGAGCCGGCCGGCGAGGATGGCGAGCGCGGCCGCGGCGAGGTCGTCGGCGGTGACGTCGAGGAGGGTGAGGTCGACGTAGTCGCGGACGTCGGGCGATGGCATCGGCGGGGGCTCCCCTAGTCGAAGGTGACGAGGACATCGGCGGTGTCGCCGGTGTCGTTGTAGGTGGTGGTGACGCCGGTGATGGTCACGGGCGGGCCGAACACGGCGACCTGTGCGGCGAGCTCGGCGGGGTCGACGCCGGCAAACGCGGGGTCGGTGATGCCGAAGGTGGGCGCGAGGGGCCGCTCGCCGCGGCGGGTGGACACGAGGACGGCGAGCTCTTGGGCGTGGTGCGCGTCGGTGTCGGTCTCGACGGTGCCGAGCGAGCCGTTGGGCAGGAGCCGGAGGGGGTGAGCGAGGACGCGAGCCACGGGCCCCATTGTGGCCGCTGGGGCTACGGCGGCGTCGGGATGGCCCAGGTGGTCGGGGTGATGAGCCCGACCCATAGGACGGCCCAGCCGTCGGGGCCGTCGGTTGGGGCGAGGAGGATGGGGAGCCCGTTGTAGCTGGCGGCGATGCCGGCGAGGAGCTCGGGGGTGAGCTCCTCGTCGGGGCCGCCACCGTCGATGAGAGCGAGGATGCTGACGAGCGGGAGCGGGCCGAGCTCGCGGTCGCCGGCGATGGCGGGGCAGGAGACCCAGGCGGCGAGGTCGCGGATGCGGGCGGCGCCGTCGCGCTCGACGGCGGGGGCGATGCGGATGAGGGTGGCGTTGCGGAGCATGCGGGGCCTAGCCGGTGTAGGGGTCGGGGTTGACGGCCTTGCCGTTGATGCGGACCTCGTAGTGGAGATGCGGCCCGGTCGAGCGGCCGGTCGAGCCGACGTAGCCGATGAGGTCGCCGGCGCGGACCTCGGCGCCGACGCGGGCGGCGAAACGGGACTGGTGGGCGTAGCGGGTCTCGATGCCGCCGGCGTGGGCGATCTTGATGAGGTTGCCGTAGGACCCGGCGGGCGCGACCCAGGTGACCCGGCCGGCGTTGCCGGCGACGATGGGGGTGCCGGTG